CCCCGGTGCGATATGCGCCAGTCTGAACTTGAAATTCAAAAGATGAATTCGTTCCGTTTAAGGGCTGAACCTGGTCCCCAACGGTGAAAGAGAACTCTCTCATATCGAAATTGTTTGTCCTGGTGACGGTGCCGTATTCCTCGATGAATAGGTTTGAACCAGCGACTGTGCAGGGCGTTGGGCAGGTTGAAGCTGTGATTCCGGTGAACGGAAAAGGTTCGTCCATAGGTTCCCAGTATGCGACTGAAAGCGTGACTGTAAGTGTTGGTATCTGTCCCGTTGAAAGGTTGTTAAACGAGTACGAAGTGGGAACACACCCATGGCAGCGCCACTGGCCATTGCTGGTGCCTAGCCAAAGTCTAAATGACTGAACAGGATCGTTGCAGCTGTCAGAAATCGGATAGAAAGTTCTGCCAGAGTGAAATACGTCTCCTGTTGTTGGAACTCCTGCAAGTCCTGTCTCAAGCTGGATAATGCCACCGCCCTCGTTTGAGCTAGCTACAAAAGCACCGCCGGCAGCGCCGTCTCCAGGCGCCCCGACCTTAATGAGGCTGCCATTAAAGAAAGGTGTTGCTGCAACGATTCCTGGTACGTCGGGTGTGCCAGTTCCGTCGGCTGTTGTTGCTGCGAGGTTTTGAGTAAGGCCACCGATAACGCCTTGAAGGAACCTCTGCTGGTCGGTTATTGCTGGTAGGGCGCCAGTTGCTGTGTCACCCAATCCGCCGAGATACATTTCAAGCTGAATTTGGCCGCCTTTTGCTTGTCGTATGCTTGGGCACCGACCGTGTTTGAATGCCGAAACTGTAGCGTTCTCCTCAGTAGGCCAGGTAAGACCGCTTGGGTCAAACGGGGCAATAAGTGAAAGCCCGTATTGGACTGTGTTTACGTTTTCAGCGAAGGAACCTTCGAAGTCCCAGGCAACGCCTTGTATGTTTGATGGTTTTGCTGTGCTCATGATGTTATCCCCCGTCGTCTGAATTGAAAGTTATAAGTGGTGTTTAGGATTACGACCTCTTCGAAGTCGTCTCTGTTGGATGTAGAGAGTTGGATCTTGTGAACTCCGTCAGGCCAGTTCTGAAAACCCAAAAGCCCTATAGCCAAATCAATCTGGTGTTGGTCGCATTCCATGCAGTCCTCCAGGTCTCTATAGTTGTTGATCCCGTAGATACCCATTTGTGTTGGGTAGGCGACTCTGACCGTGAATGTCTGTTCGGTGTCCAGGCCGCTCGTGCTGGTTACAAACGCTGGTATCAGATCGAGGTTGTTTATGATTGTGAACCTCCTCAAAGACGCGCCAGGGTTTTGCTGAGCCCAGAGGCCAAACTCAATCTCATCAAGTGCAGACCTAAAGTTAACGTCGCAGTTTCTTTCGGGGATTAATTCCTCGATTGCGCACATCAGTGATGGCCGGACTTCAGAGAATTTGGTCGTGCAGGTCATCTTCTGAGAATCGGAATCCTTTTCGTTTCGTCCTTGCCGCCATCTCCGTCTGAATCATAGGCGGCTGATGCGTTGTTTATGTATCCGTCAAAACGTTCGTTGTAGATATCCCTAACCAAATCAACTGCAGTGGGATCGATGGGTGCGCCGGAAAGAATCCTGGACTGAATACCAAGATAAGCCGTCTTGTGAATCACAAGGTCGTCGATGACCTCTTGATTCCTATAGAGCTGATCAGCGCGGCCAGAGCGAAACATGTCGAGCTTCACCTGTCTGTATGCCTCCGAAATAAGCTCGTGGGCTCCTTCTCTGTACCTTGTGGACAGTGAATCAGAAAAGCCATTAAAAACCCTATCAACGTCGTTGATGGTCACAGTGTGCCTGCTGCTATAGCGGACCAAGTCAAAGTTGACGGCATGCACATACGTCTTGCAGTTGTGGACGTATTCGATTCGCCATCTATACCTTGGACCTATACTTTCCGGTCTAGCAAGACAGCTCTCATCGTTTATGAATCTGTGCGATAGAGGCTGATCTATCCTTGTACTAAATATTCTATCGCCAGGCTGGTAAGAATTGCGCATTGGCAGGCGTGCTTCGATAATGCTGGGTCTAACTTCCCTTGCTTCGACCCATTCACGCTCTCCCCCCGTATCAATCGCCAAGTATCGACGGCCAACAATGAATCCAGTGCTGTCGTCCACTCTAGCGATTCGAGCGTTTTTCTCTCGGTCGCCTGACAATGCGCTAAAAGTTGTTGAAATATTTTGACACAGAGCAGTGCCTGCTGTCGCTCTAACAGGCTCGGCATCATCTCCGTAGCAATTTTCAAACACCTCTGAGGATGTGATTGAGCTAGGTATGCCTTCGGGGGCATCAAAGTACAGCGATTGATGTGCTGCTCTAAATATGATGTCGATGTTTTCAATCATCTAACCCACCATGGTCCCATTTTTCCTGTGGACCGGTCGCAAATGTCCTCAACCAGCCTTTGCAAGATACGAGCGCAATCAACATCGTTCTTCCCGTAAAAAGGATTCATGTACTTCTTGGAATACCTGAACATCTTGTAATTCAAGTAAGCAATCCAAAACTCGGTAGCAAGTTTGGGCGTCTCGCTGAACTGGCACTTCTCTCGAATGTCCTTGGTTGAATCCATGACAATCCTTGAGCATTCGTCGGCGGGTGCGATGATTCGCTCAATCCTAGCCCACGCTGCCACTGCGCGCTTGTCCATCTTGTGGAACGGCTTGTCTGTGAGAATATCTAAATTGCGCTTGCGCTTCTTGACTGTGCCGCCCTTGGTTAAGTCGACGGGCTTAGGGTCGATGGTTCTCTTGGGTTTACTTTCGATTTCCCGAGCGAGCACATCGTCTTTCCTCAGCCTTTTAAGAGCAACGGCTTCAACCTCTGACTCGGTCAGAACTTTGCCCGTTTGTTTGGACTCGGCTCTAACCTCGTCGAGGTAGATGCCTTTTAGGTTCTGACTATTCGGCATCGCCTCCGCCGCTCTTGTTCATGTTGTCGATTAGATCAACAAGCTTCTCGTTAAGAGTCTGCTGGGATTCAAGCATCTTGTCTGATGTTTGTTTAAATTTTTGCTTACGCTTATCATAGGCATTTGAGTGCACTGCTGACCTGGCGTTACGTTCTGTGATGGCGCATTCGCACGGCTTCTTTTCAGAACAATCCGTGGCCATACAACCTTTGCCTTTTTCGACCTTCTTTTGGTTTTCGGCGCAAAGGTCATCGGCTTTGATATCTCCTGCAATCGCCATTGTCACCGGGCAGCTTCCTAGTGGAAACCACCCAAGCTGCCTCCATTGCTCTTGCATGTAAATTGAATAAGAGCTGTTCTTGTTAAGAAGAGCACTGTGATTAGTCAACGGAGCCGGAACAACATGGCCGGAAGCCCTTACCATACGCACCCAACGTCTAAAACGACCGCCACCTGCTGTTTTAGGGATCCGCTGGAGATTAATTTCTCCGTCCTCTCCCTTAACTCTTTCAAGCGGCGTCCTCCCGTTCATGTAGTCGCCTGCGTTTGTGTAAAGTCCTGCCATGTTATTCCTTTCCGTATTAATTAGGCGCCAGTGATGATTGGTACACCGGTCATTCCGTGGTGCACGCCTGGAGCCATTCTTGTTGTAAGAACGAGTTCGGTTGAGCGTCGTCTGATATTTCTATCTGTTTCAAAACGAGGTGCTCGCTTGATCACGTTGGCAAAAGTAGATTTTGACTCACCAGCTGATGGTGGGCAGAAAATAGCGCCGATTTCTGAATCTCCGCCGTTAACCTGAGCGTTGATTCCAGTGACATAGACTGGGTAACCTCGGTACGACATGATCATACGAGACTCGTCAAGACCGTTTCCAGCGTCTGGTTGAGACCTCATGAACCTATCAGCGCCAGCTTCGTAAACGTGCCCCGCGCCAGTTGCTTTAAGTTCAGCTTCTAAATCTTCGCCTTGCTTGTGATTAAGAACGATTACGAGAGACCCTGTTACGAGCCCCTGCCGTCTCAAGAAAGCAATAGCTGTATCCAAATCGTCGCTGCTTGCAGCTGCACTTGGTGTGCCGACTGGAGGATTAGGCAGTGTTGCGAAAAGGTCAGAAAAATCCTTTGCCCAAGCAAGAGCCAAAGCAAACGCATACCGGTCTCTAACTTGAGAGAAGAGGTCGATTGCTCCGATTGTATCTTCCTGCGCATCGTCGCTCACTTCTGCTGCAATGCCATATTCGCCGACCCCAAGGTCGAAGTTTGCGCTGCCCATTTGGGTGTTAGCGATGACGCTAAGCTCGGTTTCGTCGTATGCGGTATCCACTGCAACGCCGTCATCGTCTGGTGTTCCGTAGATAGGTGCCGTATTCCAGGATTGGATGTTTACAGTGTTACGGTTCTGGTTAGAGATGTCGTATTGTCTAGACCACTGCATTGGAAGTGCTTGCTCACGAAGCTCCTCAAGAATGATTGGTCCCATGAACCCTGCAGAAACAAATGAGTCCACAGAGTTGAATTGATTTGCTATTTCATTAGCCATAATTGATTACTCTTTCGATATTTTCAGAGCAACACCAGGTCCGTGTCGTTTGATGCTTTCTTTGGCCATCTTCACGAATGCTTTTTTGCCGTGACGCCTTTGATAGTCGTTGCACCAGTCTTTTGAACGGTGCCATACGGGAATATCGTCGGTGTCACGGTGTCTAGTCATTGCTGGGAGTCCTCCATCAGACGACGGCGTTGGGTTTGCTCTTTTTGGTTGTTCGGTTTTGACTTCTTCCCTAGAAACTCCGAACTGCTTAGCTAAGTCGGTGATGAAATCGCCAACGTCGTCGACGTCTTGCTTTTCAATCAAACTCCGAACCAAATCCTCTTGAGACTCACTAAAGCCTGCCCTGTTGATTGCTCGCCCAATCTTTCTCTCTCGATTTAAGATTGCTTGGACGTCGACGCCGGTTTGACTTGGCGCTGCTTTGGGTTCTGATTTCACTTTGGGCTCGGGTGCACTTTGCGTTCGCATCATGCTTGCCTGCACCTTCTTGAAATTGCCCATCATGGTTTTAGCTATTTTCTCGCCGAATTCTTCTAGCTGATCTGCAGTCACATAGGATGGTTGTTGCGACTCGGCGTCAGTCTGCATTTCGCCCGTTTGCGTTTCATCTATCGATGTTTCTTGGTCTTCAGTCACTATTCATTCTCCTGTAATCGACCATCTAAGCTGTCGTCGCTTTGTAGGCGCCCGTTAACCTCGGCGTCAGGTTGTTGTTCGCCCGTTGAGTTCGGCGGCGTCCCTCCAAAAACAGCCCCTGAAATTTCATTCAATGGCCGTTGTAAAACTGCTCTAAAGATTTCATCGTTGATGTTCTCTTGGATGATTTCCTCTGCCTGACACCTGTCAATGTCTGGGTTAGATTGCGTGATGTGATTGACAGTTGAAGTAAGGCTTAACTTTCTTGCCCTCTCGAACTGCTCAAGTTGCTGCATAACCCCACGAGGTGTTTGTGGGTCTGCAAATTCTATGCTCCAGCCCTCTGTTTCAAATGCGTACTGAGGTGCATCCTTCAACATAACTAGCCTTTGAACTTCGGCCAGCTCTCTTTCGAACTCTCTTAGCGGTGCTTGCTGTTCAAGCCTTAGCTCTCGAATGGGCACTCGCATCAAGTCTCTCGCCTCGGCACTTTGAACCCCTTGATGTCTTAAAACGCCTGAGCTGATTCCGTAATTGGATGCGACCGTGTCTAGAATGTGATTGGCGGTGCTAGTAAAAAGACTCAAGTCCATCGACATGTCCCTAACTTCTGCGACCGTCCCCTCCGGTAGCTCTGCCGCTAGCTCTGTATCTATCGATTGATTTCTTAGTGCTGGGGTCAGATCGCCAGCGAGGAATACCTGTTTATTTGCCGACTTCGTCTCTTTCATCAGGCATGTATTCGTAAACCAAATCGCCTCTTGTGCTCGGATTAGGTCTTGACCGGCTTGACCAGGAAAAAGGCTTCCCGTGTCCTCCTCTAGACGGAGAAGTACAAGCGGCATCCGGCCTATCTCATGTTCAACAATCTCAAGGAATCTCCCATCTTCGTCCAGGTAGGCTTTCTCCGCGTTAGTCCAGAGGACATACTTTGGAGTCATGGCGTCTTTGCGCCCTGAGACACCTTTGATTTCAATCAACGCGCCTTCGAGCCTGGTGGGGTCCTTTGGTGATGTGATCAGACCTGCAATTTCAGCTGGGGTGATTATATCAAACACGGGTTGTGCGATCGGGGAAGCTAAAGAGCCGATGTTTCTAACTCTAACGCCCACTAAAATTGTTCTATGCAGGTTGCTTAAACGGTTCCATTGCCGGGACCGTTCGTGTTGCCTCATTAGTACTTGAAGTTCTGAGTATCGTTTGTTGTTCTCATCTCCTTCAACGTGACGCACAGCAGGCTCTTGGTAAACTGTGCTTCTTTCGTTAACTATTCTCCTAACGACATTGTTGAAGCCCGCAACGTTAACCCATTGTTCACGTAAATCTTGAACGCATGGGTCTTTAATTACCTTTTCAATGAGCTCACGCATGTAAAGCTCTCCGCCGTCCTGGTACATCTCTTGACGCTTACGGTGTCTTCGAACCCGTTGCTGTTCGACCTCGTTCTCTATGATGTTTTCACGAATATATAAAGAGACCTCATCAAGATTTAGACGTTCTCCTATGCCAAAAACGCTGTCGCCAAGAATGTCGCAAATGCCTAGAGTCATCCTAACTCCTTCATTCGAGGCTTCTCTAGACCCCACAATGCGTATCTCAAAGCAGCCGTATAATGGGAAAGGTCTTTTGCTGTGCCCTTCTTCTCGTTCTCAGCTTTTCCTGCTGCGTCGCGTTCTGAAAGTTCGATGCTCTCTAAAGTTTTTTTGGCTTTTACAGTGCCGTTTTCATCCAAAGCTACGAAAAGTTTTCTCGTGCCGTTGACGTTGCAGAACAATCGGCAAACCATTTCAATTCCAGCTTCCTTACTGATGGTCGCTGGCTTGCCTGTCTTGTTGCTATACGCAGCAGCCTTTATCTGAATGCCTGCTTTTCTAAACTGTGTATAAACTGTTCGATCTGTGGAGTTGTCGTTTGCCCTGTCGCCGTAGGGGTCCGCTCTAACATGAACCAATGGCGACCCTTGCTCTGGCCGCCCACGCCTATCGACTAAGTTACATCCGTAGTCTCTTCTAACCTTCGTCAAGAGTTCTCTGATGTGTTTTTCTGTCGTGCCGTGAGTAACTACTTCGTCCACTATGTACCAAGCAAAGTCATCATCAGCTTGACGTCTGTACGCTTTCAGGAAAACGGACGAGTTAACGCTTAGGCCCGGATCGAAACCGATAAGCAGATTTGCCCCTGCGCAGTTATGGGAGAGGACTTGTGACGTGACGTCTCTGGCTCCTCTTACAGGTATTGCGCGCAGGTTCTTGACCTTGTCAAAGGTTGAATAAACCATTGCCTCGGGAGAAACGTCCATAGCCAACGCACGTCGCTGCCATTCGCGCTCTGTGCACTCTTCTTTCAGCATCTTCCAGTGTGAGTCATGAACAAACGGAGTTTCGGTGTACTTGATTCTCTCAATGCTCCAGTTGTCTGAGAGTTCACCTCTCCATGTTCTCCATGCTGCATTATCTTTCGCCGTCGCGCTGCCAACAATCTGAGATCGCTTTGCAGCTCTTAGCCTTGCCGCTATATCGTGATAGGCCTCTGTGCAGTCTTGAAGCTCGTCGATAATCGCGCCAAGCCAAGAGTAGCCTTGGATTGCCGAGCCGGTTGCCGCACTCTGCATCTTGGTAGACCTAAGTTGAATGGTGTGCCCACTCTTGGTTACGATGTCCGATGCGTCTGTAAAGTAGGTTCCCCAGGAGCCTGGTATCGGATTTCTTGCTGCACCGACTGGCGCAAGGTCTGTCATTGCCTTCTTAAGAGTTCCAAGGCGCTTGTGAGTTGGTGCAAGTGCCCCGATGGATCCGGGCTGGCCTTTCGCTGTGACATTCATGATGAATATCCAGGCCAGCATTCCCATCAGGACGGTTTTCCCGCCACCTTCTGCAGAGTATAGGAGGGTGTTCTGGTTGGCGTTTTCGTCGAGAAACATTTCTATGATTCCTCGCTGTCTTTCGCCGACGTACCAAACTCTATAGTTGTCGCAAGGCCCAACAAATCTCCTAGTGAGCGTGTCAAGCTTTCCCCCGAATCTGAGAGGTTCTGCGATTTCCACGACTTTGGGGAGCCCTGGCGTTGGTGCGCGCCCTTCTTCTGACTTTTTGACTGTTCGGATTTCAACACCGAAATCGATGTACCTGTCTCCGTCGCCACTAGTGAGTGTCTCGGCTTCCCTCTTTAGGGAGCGCAACTGGGTTTTCGAATGAGAGGTTGGCACCACCAAAGTCCTGTTTGATAAGTTTCCTAGTGGCCCTAAGCTCCTTCTGAAGCTCTTCTAGGCCCTTGTCGTCGTCGCGCTTCTCCTGAAGGTCAGCAAACATCGCAATCACGTGTTTTCTTGACGTTAATGCGCTTACCTGGTCCCTTGTTCGAGGCTCCTTAAGCTCTTCGTTGATGGCTGCGAGTTCGTTCGCTAACCCGTTCGGGTCCATCAGAATCGCAGCTTCGGGAGATAAAGCTATTTTTCCGAGTTTACTCAAAACTGCTTTTAGCGTTGCTAAAAGTGCATGTAGGTTTCAAGCTGTCTTATGCTGTCATTAGAGACCTTGGGCCACCATTAATGCTAATGTGCATGAATATGGTAACGGGGAAAAAAATAAGAAAAGTAACTCTGAGAATGTCCGAAGAAATGTACGGGGAAGCTCAGAAAATCGCAGACCGAAACGACATGACAGTGCCGAATATTTTCAGGGTTGCATGTAGGAAGTTTTTAGGATGGCCAGCGCCAACCCTAGAAACTAAAGAAGCCTCGGAATAAATTAATAACGTTTCGGGTTCTTTCGATTCTAACTTTGTTGGCTGCGACCCTTTTTGCTCGAGCGGTATCGGTTCCTTTAGTTACAATTACTGTTTCAGCTCTTCGAAGTGCGTTTAAGAACTCATTGTTTCTAAGTAGTGACGACGGGTCCCTAAGTGCTCTCACTCTCGCAAATAGGCCATCAACAAAGTTCCTGCTTCGAAGTCTTTGTGAGGAAAAGTTTATTATAAAACTCTCGTTTCTTGTGACCTGGCTGGTTGTTAAGGATGCTATTAGCATTCCCGAGTCGCGATACTCACCCACGCCACCAGGTAAGAACAGGCCCTTGTTTTCGCCCCTGGTTAGCGTATAGAGCTTAATAGCTCTGGCTTTTGCGGCTGGCGATCCTGATGTTATTGCTTTCCTATATCGACTTCTCCTTGCAAGAGTTTCAGCAAAGGACGGATCTTCTGGGCTTCTTTGCGGGATGTCCCTGATTTGTTGTTTTATAATATTCTCAATTGCCTTAGCAGGGCCACGACCTAAAACTTCATCGGAAAGAGTGATGACCAAAGGTTGGGCGTCGATTCTAATAGAAAACTGCGCTGGTCCATTGCTTCCGTTTTGATTTCTTCTTTGGCGGGCTACGAACCTTGACCCTCTGCCATAGTCGTAAAGCGTGATGGTTCTGGGTGGTCTGTTGTTTGGCACTTGTCGAATCGTTTTCTGACAATCCTGGGAAACCTTGGTTGCCCACTCTTGTACCAACCATTGTATCTCACTTCGACAACATCGTTGGGGATTAATTTCTTACCAATGCACGAGACAAGGAACTCGCAGCCGAAGGTCTTAACAAGTGCTGTCTTGGTGCCGGCGCTCAAAACAAGGCAATCCATATTGTCTTCGGGTTTTAGTTTTCGCTTCCCTCCTCGTTGGCCCATCATCGCATCCATATTGCAAATCACAGCGCCTTCGATTTGGTCAGCTTGAGCCTGATCCCACAAGTCAGAGACGGTCTGGATTCCAGAGGTCTGAACTATAGGGAATCGCCTAAAATCCATGGGCACATTGCTCACAAACTTGTTATTATTCACGTCTCGCAAGCATCCCCTGAGGTCTCGCCTGACCTTTGCATTTGGATTTCGCTCGCCAAACCATTTTATATTATCAGGATTGGCAATCTCAGCCTGACCTCGGTGCAGTGCGTCAAGCCGGTCGCGGTATGGAGCATCCATCGTGATGTCAAAGAGGTGTATCAATGCATAACCGCGCTCGATTGCGTCCTGGTTGCCTCTTTCAGTGTGGCCCTCAAGTTCCCCGTGGAACTCGGCTTGCCCATTGAATATCTTTACGCCCCTAAAGTCGTGGTCCAAAGAGCGCCCGGTCCTGGAAAGGATTTGTTTTATCTCACCTTTCTTGTTTGTAAGCACACTTACATACATCCCGTCTTTCTTCTCCTGGACCCTGTACTTCTTAGGGTTCAGGGAAAGGGCCTTCATGATGTCAATCCGGCCCTTTGCTCCTGCGTATCCCATTAACAGCCGCCGCAGGATTGGATTAACCCACTTGGCCGCTGGCAAACACCTGGCTGATCAGCGAACTCTCTACATTCGCCACATATTCTCTCTGTTCTGCAGCTATTGCTAACAATGTTGCACTCCGGCGGATTGACACATTCGTCCTCGGTGCAGATCTCTTCAACCCTAACCAGAGAGTCGCAGTAGCCCGAGAAGAGTGCGTCTTCTGCGGCCTGTTTTTCGGCCTCTTCGTCAGTACAAGAGCCTCCAAAAGAAATACAAACAACCAACCCCAGTAACATCCCTAATTTCCTCATAATTCGTCCTTTTTCTATGTGTTTTGGTGGAAAAACATTGACAGTACCATTAGTTCCTAAAGTTCTTGACAGCGTTTTTGAACGATATTCCTTGACAGCGTAAGTACCTATAGGCTGGTCCGGTATGCTTGGTGGAAAAGTCAACTTAAATAAGCATATCACAGGTGTATTTCAGCGCCTAGCACTCTCTGTGTGCGGAAAAACGCAAAAAAGTGGTGTATTTTCACGAATTTACTTGACTTTTGCCCGCGGCGCCACCCTCCTCAGGTAAAAAACCCGTCGGATCAGAAACGGGTGGGGGCCAATAAAATCATATACTTATACGATAGACTGCATACTTCTTGACACGCTCACGTGCTGTGTAGCGCCCTAGGTTGACCGCTAAAGCGTCAAGGATAATCGTATTTGAATTGCCGATTTGACAACGCTGCCTAAATGGCAAATGGTGACCACCTAGCAGCCTGCAGGATCGTCAAGGGTAATCGTAGCAGGCTGCTAGAGGGCTCCAAATTATGATGCCACAAGCGTAGGCTCAGCCATTCTTAAGGTCAGAGATGTCATCTTGTAGCTGCAGAAGCTCTATCTGCACCTCTCCAACGACTGTCTGTAGGTCTTGCAGTTCACGAGAGATAGCATCGTCCTCCTCATTGCTGCCACCCACCACAAGGCCACCAGATTGCTCTATTGCCTCGGTAAGTTGAGCATCACGAGCAACCAGGGCTGCAAGCTGCGTGTCATAGCGCGCAATCTGTGCCTCTACATCAGCACGTAATCCTGCGATGTTCTCGACGTTTGCTGCCAGCTTCTTATCAATGCCATCAATACGCACTGTTAGCTCCTTGGTAGTGCGATCGATGTTCTTCTTATTCTCCTCAACCTTAGCCGTTAGCGCTTTTATGTTGCCATACTGTTGCCTGACAGCGTTCGCCACAACCGCAACCATCTCAGTATTAGTTATGCGTTTGTCTGTTGCTAGCTCCGGCATGATAGCCGCCGCACTTGGTGGGTCAATAAATATCTTCCTGCCATCGATAAGTATCTCGAGTTGAAGAAGTTCTTTTAACCCGTATTCTAATTCAGCCATTATGGTTTAACTCCTATCGCTTGCCAGTCGACTACTGATGCAGCCAAAGAACTCCCGCTATCGTTACTTGTTACGATAACGCAACCAGTAGTTGACTTGCTGGTTATTCTTATGTCTCGGTCGTTCTGGTTTATAGTCCTTTGCGTTACTATCGAATACGCTGTGTCTGCAAAAGGCATAGGAAATGTAATAGCAGTACCCGACGTCGTAGACGTAGCAACATTGCCAGCCCATTGCATTCGCGTATTGCCAATATCGATATAACCCGAGGATGATTGGTCATCAACCAAAGTATCTCCAGGAGTAATCGCGGTCACGGTACTAGATGGGAGTTCTCTTATAATCGCCGTTGCGTTTCTTAACGTACTATCCGAACTGTTCACCGAACCCAGCTGGAGCTGAATCGTGCTATTTGCTGGCAACGGACCTTCCCAAACGATGTTTAGCGGAGTTGTGACTTCAGTGTTTATTGCATTTGCTGTTGAGCGAACAACTTGTGCAACTCCATTAACCAGCAATATATTCGAAACAGCATCGTTATCGTTGTTCCAAATATCAATTCCCAGCTCAACCCTTGCAAGCGCCATATCTTTGTTCGGCGTTGTGATGGTGTCCACAGAGGTCAAAAACCCTCCGCTATTTCGCTCATGCGCTTTAGTTGCCCCCCAATTCACAAGGTCCCCATTGGAATCCCAGTCAGTCTGATCAGTTTCAATGGCACAGAAGTAACTAGCAAGCGATGCAGGCACAACCATCCCCGCCAAAACAGCTTGAGTGGTTGGTAGCTCCTTTACGTTAAAGGTGCTCTGGGCAGCTAATACCGTGAACGAACCAGCGTTTGAACCGGCAATATCTACGCGAACAGTCTTAGGTCCGGTTGTTTCAATTATTACTGTCTTTGAGGAGCAGCCACGGGTTGTAACGTTTCCGACACTGCCATTGAACGACCGATGTACTTTTGTAAGATAAGTTAAACTTCCTGGAATTATTACACCATCGGTCACGTCCCAGATCCTAGCAACCGGAGATCCAGATTGCCCACCGCCTGTCACTACACCGTTTGTGCCTATGTCAAAGCTAACCTCCCATGTTCCCGCATACGGTATGTCAATTGAAAAATCAAGAAGCTGCGCCCACGCGGCCGCTGGTGCCTGAGACGCCCCTGATCCAACCTTGTCTTCATAGAACAAATCGCTTTGTTCAGCTGCCCCAATAACGGCAACTGTCCAGCCACCTGCAATTTCTGACACCATGAATTGAGTGCCAGCGGGATAATTCGAAAACAAGAACGTTCCATCGACTACACCGTTTAACGTGTCGAGGTTCCACTCAACACTTAGCTCCGCAGTATTTGTTACGTCGATATTCGTGTAAAGAAAAACTCTATCAGTCGCGGGAAACACTGCTGTTGGAAGCACAAAGGCTTCAGCGCCTCCACTCGTATCGACCGGCCTTTGGATAAATAGCTCATGGTGATGAGTCTCATCTAGAACCCAAGAAGAGAAGGTTCTTTGAAAAGTAACCTCGGCACCCTCCGGCAAATCGTTCGCGTCAAAGTCGAAAGAAGCTGAGCCTGCGATGTTTTCGCCGTCGCCATTGATTATGAGGTTACCTGCACCCTCACGCTTAAATCGAATGTGAGTCCCTATCGGCACATCCGTCGTCTTAACCATCGTAACGGTTCCGGCACTGCTTGATCCAAAATGGACTTCTCGCGCAGTCTTATCCACGCTCTCACCGTCCGAGATGGCCTGAAAGTCTCCCGTTGCTGCCGCTGTGTTTCTCGCGAAAAGCAATCGCCACACCGGGTTGGTTCCTCCTGTGTTGTCTTGTTCAAGAGTAAAAAACAACTCGGTACTCCTGCCTGCAGTGACCGTGACGTTGGACATGGCGGTTGTGCCATCCACATCCGTAAACTCAGATTCAAAAGATGTCACGGCATTGACAGTGTTGTCGTTCACAATCTCTAGACGCATGAATCGAAACTTGTCTGATGATGTGAACCCTGGATTCTTTACTATTTGAGCAGCTGAAGTTACATACCTAAGCCGGTGTGCTTCATTTAAACCTGAGAAGGTCAAGTCAGCATCGGTCGCGACCTTTGAGGCTTCGACGTCTGCAACAAGTCCACCTAGTTGCCATTTTTCATTGCTCGTCAGTCCGAAGACGCCAGTCCCATCATATCGACCAAACTTAATCATGGATGAGCTGGTTGCATTGTTGATGGTGTCGGACTGCTCGATGGTTAAAGGAAAACTAAGCGTTGCATTTTGGCCTGACGGATCAAATGTAATGACGCAATAGTGACCACTTTCGAGAGTCCATGGAGGCGTAGCCAACAACGCCTGTTTCAAGTCACAACTCAATGTTCCCGTTAAACCGTCGGCAATACTGATAGGTGTTATCCCAGCCCCTGACTGGTTATTATAAATAATCATCTGATTTGCTTTTCCGGCCTCGAAAAACAAATCATCCGTTATGGTGACAGTTATCAGAGATGCGGTGCCTTCGTAACTTAGAATCGTCACGCCTGCTTGCGTCGTTGTCGTATTAAATGCTGTGTTTGAAGTTGAGACGCTGTATGCAGGTGCGCTAACGCCTGCAGTTGCAGCCACGTATGGATAATCCATATCCATGTCAATGATGTTGAGTGAACCGATGTTTGCGAATCCTGGGGTCGTGCTCCCCTGTGAAGTGAATACCGGATAAAGTTGCCAAGATGTTGTTGCGTTGGCTGACTCATACTTAAGGATGACTTGGATTGTGTGCTCTGTGATTATCTTATCAACAAGAGTCGGTGCGTTCTCGCCTGCAGTTATATTTGTTAATAGGTCTCCAGTTTCAGTATCAACAATCGCATCAGTTTGACCTGCTGTCGTTATCTGCCTCAGGCCGAATGTGAAAGACCCATTAGGTTTCTTAATAAACCTAAACTTTACGTACTGAGTATTTGTTGAAGCAAGATTCTCAGTACTCTCCATCCAAAACCAAGCACCATTGTCTGCGTCTTCAAGTTTTGTTGTTGCGTATCCTTCCACGATTTCTTCTACAGGCTCAAGCCCTGAGTTGGGACCGCCGCCACTCAATGTGTGAACCCATTGACTTAGCTCAAGGTAAGTATCGGAGGTCGGGATAATTTCCGGCACCTCTTCGCTTTTGTAGAGAAATACCCAGTTACTGACACCGTCGTTGATTAAGCAACATTGGCCACCTGCTGGTATTGTTACAGGTCCAGTTTGTCCATTAATTGTATCGGTCCCATTCGCTTCAACCTCGAAAGAGTTAACCCCGGAAACCTCGACAATCTGAACAGGATAACCTTTGCTCGTAAAAGCTCCTGTATTAATCTGAAACAAACTGATCTTAACGCTGCCAGCTGTTGTATCGCAGACCCGAACGTTCTCCTGTGTTTGAATACCACTATCTGTGGTAACGGGCGCTGTTGTGTAGTTATAGCGAACCGATTGAAACCCGAACGCATCTGAGAAGGCTCCACCCATGGCTGGCTGGTTGTCTGAGTAGTTTGAGTTTTGATAGTTCTCAACAAACACACCGGTGCCGTTTCGAATGGTGGTGTCGTTTAGATTTCCACCATAAAGCCTAAGGAGTAGGAGTGCGTTTGCACCCAAATCAATAACCTCCTCAGACCCCGCAAATCCCCAGCCTGACCTCTCGTAAAATTCTGCAACAACAAAACTGCCTGGCCCCAGCGCCTGAGCGTCAATAAAAGCTGCAGCACCAAAGTTAGACACCTCTGCCGCACCCTCGAACCTAAACGTGGCGCCGTTTCCAGCCTGTATAACTGGCGTTGCTGTCGCAGAGTTAATGATTCGAACGTCATCGTAAACAAAAGGTCCATTCTGAAAGACAGTACCTTCTGTGATTGTCATCTCAGCAAAACCGGTTGAGTTGACTAGGTTTGAAATAGCCGACAACCTTCTAACTCCTTCAAAATCATATGTACCTGGAACGGTTGAAGTTGAGCCCGCTGTGTCATCGATGATGACTTCAAATGAACTGTTACCAGATGTTCTCTCGATAGCTAATTGAGCGGTTAGGTCTGCAAGCAGATCGAATGTTGCAGGACCGTTAAGACCGCTTCCTGGTTTCCATGTGAACACCTGAACTGCACCATCGCCTGGTGGACTGTAGACTAGCTCAGCATTGCCAAGGTTGTCGATATGATAAACATGTGTAGGCACACTAGTTGCTACTCCGTCACCAGTGTAGAGACCCATCGTGTTCTTGATACCTTGTGCAGTGACATAGGTTTGGATCTCACCCAGTGTTGGATTCGCAACATCAGTAGCTCCAACTGGTCCCGATGGCAGGTGCGTTTGGCTTTGCTCGTGAGACAGGCCATCTGCAATTCGCTCGTAAGTAACGGAAGGTGTATCAGCCAATACGAAATACATCGCCCAGGTGTTGATGCCAACATCGGTGTCCGCTGTTGCGTCGGCTACATAAATCAAGTCGCCTTTCTTCAGGGTCGTCAACGCATCGCGAGATGCAATGTCAGCAACCTGATGATGTGAAATCTTGATGAGGTCAAGCACTCGTCCCTGATTGGCAGCGAGTGCATCGGTAGTTGATGTGGAAACTAAGTTGTTGACTACTGTCGAAGGTGGCCCACCGCCACCACCGTTAAAGCCTTGCCCTCCGAAACCCATTATCCGTTCCTCAATACGACTTGAAGCGTTTCACCTGGCACAGCGACACCGCCTTGAATTCGCGTGTAAATCAATTCTTCGTTTAAAGCCTGCTCGTTAAATATTCCACCAGCTGGCAATGTAAGCGCTACGTCTGTTCCATTGTAGCTAATCTCAACAGTCGAACCGCTGTTGTTTGAGTACGAAACAAAGTGATACCTGTATCCAGTATCAGTCTTAACGAAGGCCACGTTTGCGCCAAAATCTATATTCAACTCTTTATTAATTCTATTAGTCATATTTTCCACCCCTTCATGGATTCTTCCATATCTTCCCTTGTTGTTTTCTTTGCCCTTATCCAGACACCTGTCGACTTGGCAGACTCTGCATAGAATTGAGCGACCCTTTTAATTACAATCCTCGAATCATTGTCCATGACGCCACCCTTTTCCATGCCGTCAAAAACCCCTCTGCAAAGCTTGTCGATGTCTGGAGCAACACAAGGCAACTTATCTTCCGCCGACCGCAGGACACCAGAAACACCATAGTGACCCCTGGGTCTTTTCATGAAGAAAACCAGCCAAACTTCAAGAGGTGCGTCTTCAAAAGGCTCCTTGTTAACCATCTCAATCTCACAAGCTTTCCTTACCGCAGCCTGCCATCCAACTAACTTTTTGCATGACTCGAACCAGCCGCCATTTCTTGTGCGTGTACCGGAACCTTTTGGTTTCGGATTACCTTTAACGAATATGTCGAACTCTTTAATCAAATATCACAACCTTTGCGCAAATCTTTTTGCATTTGGTTAAGACCCATATAAACGACCGTGTCGTCTTCTTCTTCAAGCATTTCGTAAATCCAATCATTAGAAACGATTTTAGTTTTCGTTAATTTCCCATGCTCTTCTTGCCCTTTGAGGATTCTCACCGCAAGTCGACCCCAGAGCACTCGCTCGTATCTCCCCATGAGACGCCACGCATCTATGAATGGGCCGACCTCTGGATAGTCTAATTTTTTAAGAAGTTTATAAATTTTCCCCACAAAACCCATGACCAACTACTCCTTTTTCTTTTCTTTGCGCTTAACGATGTTCTTTGTCGCTCGAAATTCGTTGGCAGCCTTCGCAATACTATCAAGTCTTTCATGAATGCTTCTTTCCGAAAAACCTGCAGGTCTTTCTTGATAGCTCGGGCCATCTTCAAAACTTATTTCGTCGTAATCGAGTATGTCTTCGTCTTCGACTGGCTTAGAGATTGTTAATCTTTTTGTCCTTCGCAAAGAGTCATGCTCCGTCGAAGTTCGAGCGGCAATGTGAATCTCTTTTCCAAGGTCGCAATAGCAGTCGCGATAGTCGCCTTCTTCAAGCATGTTGGAGTGGAGGCCGAATAGTCGGCAATAAAGGCGACGGAGTTTTCTAAGCATCGTCATGCTTCCTAGCCAGCTCTCGCAAATCCTTAATCACGGACCTTGCTAGGTCTTCGCCAATTTCTTTGAATCCGTCCTGGATAAGTCTCTCAGCAATAACTTGAGTCGCTGCTAATTGCCTGTAGGTATCAGTAGATTGTAATTGTTTCTCCATGAAACCTCCCTGTAACGACACCAACGGCGCCATGATTGTTTTTGCGAATAATTATCTCGACGTGATCATCTGGAATCTCTTTTCCAAATGCGTCCCTGTCTCCGTAAACAGACGGACGATAGAGAAAGAGCACACACTTTGCTTTTTCTTCGATGCCACCACTTTCTTTTAAATCGGAAAGCAGAGGCCTTTTATTTTCTCTTGATTCGCAACCTCTATTTAATTGCGCAAGCACGACATAACTAACGTCGTCTTGCTTTGCCGACGTTGCAAAAGTTTTCATAATGTCGTCGACAGCTTCGTGTCTTTTTTTGAACGGTTCGATTTTTACAAGGTTGATATAATCAACAACAACCATCCTTGTTTTATTCGCGACCTTATGGCGACGAACTGAATGAACAATTTGTTCAGCATTCATTCCGGCGGTATCGTCTATTTTCCAGTTCGCGTTCTTTAGGGATTCAACGTTCTTGCTAATCTTAAAGAGTTCATCTTTGGACAAAGATTTTGGGTGCTGGAGTTTGCGCACTGGCACACCTGAAAGCCTTGCCATAATTCGATTTATATATGCATCTCTTGTGTCTTCCATCGAGAAGACATGACAACCAGCACCATCTTTAAGTGCTCCAATCACAAGGCTCATGGCCATAGCGCTCTTGCCCATACCGGGACGACCTGCAACGACGGTCACAATGCCTGGCTTTATTCCGCCTAGCTGACTATCAAGCTCTGCTATGCCCGTAGCGATGCCGTTACTTTCGCCGCCGCCTTCGATAATCGAAACGATATTTTTGAACCGTTCTTGAAGTCCTTCCCAGACGCCAAAAGTCTGGTCGCCCGAAATTAGGTCGACGTCCTGTATTGACTTCTCAGCCCTCGAAAAGATTTCAACCGAGCCAAGCCCACTTTTTACATCCAAAGCGATCTGTGATGAAATGAGAGACGCACAGCGCAATCTGTGGGCTTCGACGATGACGCTTGCATAGCTTTCGATGTTTGCAGCTGCTATTTCTGTAGAGCCGCCGACCAGTTGGGATATCTCAACTGAACAACCTTCTTTGCTCATCTTTTCGGCAATTACGAGTGGGTCAATAGGCTCCGATTTTTGGTTCGAATCCAGGATTGCTTCAAATGCGGTACGCCAAAGCGGCGAGGTGAACTTTCGAGGGTCCAAATCCGAGACCAGATTGACCGACAGCTTGTCGACGAAGCAAGAAACCACCACGGCCTCCTCAGCGTTTAGGTGGTTCTGGGTTATCAAGATCCACCGCCAAGAATCTTAAGCCCGCCGCCCAGGACGTAGGGCTTGGAAGCAACCCCGTTGATTTTTTCTGGGGCGCCCTTGGCTTCATCGAGATAGCGCGAAAAGTTCGATGGGCGGAAGAGCGTCGAAGGTCGGAGGTTCTTGGCCATCTCAGGTTTGGTTCCCCACTCGCGGTGCTTGAAGTCAACAACGGTTTTGATTTCGTCGATGGTTGTTTTGTTCTTACTCAGAGCTTCGAAGAAGCGAAGGGTTTCTTTGGTTGAAGGAGAATATTTACTTTTGATTTTGTTATTTAAATAAGCAACCCCCTCCTCGCAGAGGAGTTGCGCAACTCCGCTCTTGTTATTCTTATCTACTCTTATCTTATCTACTCTTATCTTAGGCGTTTCACCGTTACATGAAACGGGTGTAACGTTTCCTTCCGCTTCATTGGCAGTTTTCTTTTTTAATTCCCTGTACTTACGAACTCTTTCGGTACTGGACTTCCCACGACCCCATTCTAGCGGGTCCCATCCTTTTATCTGGAATCCACCGTCTACTTTCACGAGTAACGATGAAACAATGCAACGTTTCAATCCGTTACATGCAACGGTTTCATCGATATTCAATTGATGGGCGAGGTACGAAGGTTCTAAGTATTCATCTGGGATGAATCCATCTTTTTCTAATGCGGAATTTCGACAGATGCAGAAAAGAAAAACATCACGACCATCTCTTCCCGCCTTTATAATCTTAGGGTGTCCAAAGAAGTCAGCGGAAATTTTTGACCACGCGGCGCTCACGCTACCCTCTTAACTTTCTTTGGAATCTCACCCCAGAACTCATCAAGGGACACACCACATACTCGCGCTATCCTGTAAACATCGGTCAAAGGAGGCGCACCACGAGCGTTTTGCCATCTACTTAAAGTTTGTTTCGACTTACCCAAAAGCCGCCCAAGGTCAATAGATGAGAGCCCTTTTTTATTTCGCCAGTAAATTATCCGTGTTGCGATATCTCGCCGCACCGTCCTCTCACTTGGTCTCATACTAAGAACCTATCAGATTAGTATCACATCATGCTACTCTTCGGTACACTTATTTACGTATACGTGATACCTCGGTAAACATTAAAAATAGTCCCATCTTGTGGGACAATAATACTTATGAATAAAAAGCCAAGGGAAGAAAGTGTCTTAGCGACACCACTCTGGCGGACGAGAGTAAGGGAGTTTCTTGCAGATCAGCCGAGGGGTTACGCAACAAAAATGTGCTTAAGTTTAGGGTGTACAAAGAGCATATTCTACAAAATACTGGATGGGTCCATAAGAACCAGCACGTGGGTTCCCAAGATATCAAAATATACAGGGGTCTCAATAAAACTCGAGTTTGACGATGTGCAGACCGAAGAGCTTTTTAAGGTTTTCGATTCCTTATCGGATGAAGACCAAGCTCTTTTGATAGAACAAGCCAAACTATTGAAAAAAAGACAGACAAACGATCATTAAACTTATTTAAACAAAGGTATCTTTTGATGATACCATCCGTTGACATAGCGCTTAAATAGTTCATATAGTGGTACCCATATGGCCGTATATGAGGATTTACCAGGGGTACGGATTTCAAGCCTATCTCACATGGCGACTTCAGCTTTTGAGTATCAATTCTATGAAAAGAACCCAGAAGCCTTCAAAGAGACTGCGGCGATGTGGCTCGGGACGGCCTTTCATTGCGACGCCCTAGAGCCTGAGAGGTTCCCAGAAGCCTACAAATTGTTTAAGGGCGCGAAGCTGACTAAGGCCGTAAAAGAGCAATACAAGGCGGACGGTTATCTGCCCATCAAAAAGAAGGACCTGGACACCGTTAAGGCAATGACCGCGTCAGTTAAAGCGCATCCTTTGGCCAGCAACCTTCTCAACTCCGAAACGCTGAAAACCGAACACGTCATTCAATGGAAGTTCGAGGAGAAAAAATGCAAAGGGAAGCTCGACGGCATCGATATAGAAGCAGGTATTGTGTTCGACTTAAAGAAAACCAACAGCGCCGAAATGAATAAGTTCTCCTGGCAATGTCGCGACCTTCATTACCACGAGAAAGCCGCCTGGTATTTGCACGGCGCAAAGCAGGTCTACGGAAAAGACTTTGAATGGTTTTGGATAGCAGCCGAGAGCACGCCGCCTTATTCGTGTGCTGTCTATGGCGCATCCTTAGACCATCTCGAAGAAGCTAATCAGGAATGGAAGCGATGGTTTTACATGCTTTTAAAATGCGAAGAAACCGGCGAATGGCCAGGCTTGAATAACGACCAATTGGAGTATGTCTAATGCCTAAACCAGGAGACCCGGTGACGGGTAATTATAAGTTGATGGACCTAAGTGATGACTTCATAAAAGGAGTAGAGCTTGGCGATGAAGTTTTTACGGTAACGATCAAGTCGTTCATTTATCAACTTTGCTGGGATCATAATTTGAGAAAAGAAGTTACCAAGCCAGTCATCTACTTCACAAAAGGTAAAAAGGGTTTAGTTATGGGGAATCAGGTAAACAAAAGACGGATTGCAAAGTACGCGGGAAGTGAAAAGGTTGAAGATTGGATTGGCGTAGAAATCAAAATACACAACGATAAAACAGTCAGAAACCCAAAGACAGGTGAATACGGAGCAATAAGGGTCGTTGAAAAGAAATGAACGAAGACCACGACCCGCCCGATTTCACCGAAGACGACCCTGACTATTTAAAGGATTTACCATTTTGATTAATTACAAAACAGCAGAACCCCATGTTGGCCTATGCATGGGCCATCTCGAGGCACACGGTCACGACGATGACCACTCCAAGTTAGCAGTTGAAACTTACATGAGTGCGTGGCGTCGAGGTTTGGAGGTTGAGGATGTGATGGCTGCTATTAAACAGCTCCATAGTGGTGTTAAGCGTAACCTGGAGAATCAAGAAAATTGAAAAGTAGCTATTTGTTTTTGAATGAGAACAAGTATGTGCAGCAACTAGGTGTTTGCGGTGTACCCAAGTCTCTCGCCCAACACACGGCCCATTTTGCCAATCAAGTTTTGAGTTGCAAGATGAAATTGGGAGCTGGATTTTCTGCCATGTACTTAATGCAAATGATGCTCAAGCGCGACGGAATAATAAAGTCCGACGACGTCGACGAACCAACGAGGCCGGGATGAGCACAACACTAAAAGCACCTTTCCCATGGTTCGGCGGCAAATCAAAAGCCGCGAATATCGTTTGGGATGCGTTCCATGAATGTAAAAGATACGTCGAACCGTTCGCCGGATCGTTAGCAGTGCTTTTGGCTAGACCTGATAACAAAGTTTACAAAGAAATCGTAAATGACATTGACGGATTTATAGTTAACGCATGGCGCGCAATTCGAGACAAACCGGACGAGGTTGCAAGATATGCCGACCAGCCTGACTTTCAATGTGACCTAACAGCGCGTCACCTCTGGTTAGTTCAGCGCAAAGGCACGCTCGCTGCTAAACTTGAAGCAAATGAAAATTACAGCGATCCAAAAATTGCCGGTTATTGGCTTTGGGGTTTAGCTAACTGGATAGGCCCAAACTTTTGCAAAAAAGGGCCATGGTCTGTTGACGAAAATGGCGAGATGGTTAAAGGCAAAAAAGATCAAGGGATAGGCAGGGGGTCACTACACATTGGCAACGATGGGCGAGGCATAAACAGAAAGTCACTAAAAGGCCTTGATCAATATATGCAAGCCCTATCGATTAGGTTAGCTAACGTCTTGGTCCTTTGCGGCGATTGGAGAAATGCCGTAAGCGATAGTGTTTTTAACAAGGCCTCCTTGCCTGTGGGTATTTTCCTGGACCCACCCTATGAAGGATTTGAAGACACATACTCAAGCAATGAAAAAAACATCGCACTACAAGTGCAAGAATGGGCGATTAAAAACGGCGAACGCGATGATTTAAGAATTATCTTAGCCGGCTATAGAGAGCACGACATTTTGGCCGAAAACGGCTGGACTCCAAAAGCATGGAAGGCCGGACGAGGGATGGCCGGCAAGTCAAATCAAAACCGAAAAGAGGAAACCCTTTGGTTAAGCCCAACATGCTCAAAAATCCAAGGGAGTCTATTCTGATGTTCTATAGAGAGCTAAGGCACGTCGTCGACTTCCAGGAAAACGATTCTAAGAGGAGTGGCTACCTCCAAGCTGTCTTAAGTTGTGGCCACACTCAAACTAAGTTTGTGAGAGCAACAATCAATACACTGCCGACATACTTTAAGTGCGAAGACTGCATTGCTTTAGCGGTTAACAAGTGGAGTTTTTTAAAAACGTCAACGAGGCCGGGATGAATTACGACGTGTGCGAAAGATGTCTAACCGGAGACCTCGCCGTTTCAACTGTAAAACTATGTTGGTTCAACACTGACTACAGCCAGCCCAGACGAAGCGACGTTGCCGACGACGAAGCCGAGCTTTGCCTTGATTGCACTACCGAGTTAGAGAGATGGATTAAGGACGAAAAGTGAACGAGAAAAAGAAACCAGTGCCTTCAATCCCCGGCTTCGACCACGTCGGGCTTCAAAAGCAGCTACGTGAACTGGAGAAGTCGCTTGAAAAAATAAAGGATAAGAAATGATCGACCTAGCAAAGCACCGTGAGCTTGATGCGGAGGCGTCTCCTTGTCCATGGGTGCGCGTCCCTGAAGAACAAGAGGTGCACGGAACTTTAGCTCAAGGGACACGCGATGAGGAATCCATCCATGTATGCGGCAGCGTTGATGATGAGGTGTACAAAGATTCCCAGCTAATCTGCCTAATGCGCAACGACCACATGGCTATGGTTGATGAGATTGAGCGGTTGCGGGCAATAGTCAAATCTATCGATACTGTTGAGTTGCAGGGTCAAGAAACCTGCCCAGAGTGTGGCGGTGAACCTGACAACGGATTCGATAGGTACGTTCCTCGAAGCGCATACGTTTGCAGTAAGTGTGAGGACCAACCCTAATGACTAATCCCGACAACAAAAGCGATTGGTCTCACATCAGCGAAGGCGTGCGTGACTTGGTAATAACTTTAAACAATGCTGGTTTTGAAACCACTGACAGTGGCGACGGCACTAACTTTAAAAACGGGATGGAGCACGCTTTGCCTTATAGGCATGTTTTCGGTGTGCTTAGAGACGGCAAAGATACCGACGATATCAGGGCTTGTGCCGAGGAAATTCATAGTGTGATCTGGGTTAAATACCCTTCAGCTATGGTTGAGATTAGCTACACACTTGGAGGTTCGACCATCTTCATGGTCTTTCCCGACGGCCACAAAGATTGGGACACAACCCCTGCAAAGAAGGACCAAGGCGAATGAACCACCTCGACAACAAAAGAGTTGTGCATAAAGGCATGGCTGGTCACTTTATATGCGCCGACCGATGCTGTTGGCATTTACAAAGTATAATCGATGGGCGATGGATGATTAGTAGCGTGGGATGCATGCATGACTATCGGAGCGAGGCGCCGAAGAGCTACGACAACCGCGTAGAAATTGGTTGCGGTCGTTTGTACGAAACGATGGTCTTCGATTTAGAAGTCAGCAGCTGCTCAGAAATAGACATGGAGGGCTACAACGAAGAATCAGACGCCGACTCCGGCCATTTTTTGATGGTTGAGAAGTGGCTAAAGAAGACGGAGGAGACCAAATGAACCACCTCGACCAACACAGCTACTCGCGGGATTCGATAATTTTAAGGAAGGGTGCGTGATGGGGTTTAAGAGGCGAAAAGAACCGAGTGCTATTAGCCTTGCCAGGAGGGGTGGTGTAACCCTGCCCACCTTTCTACGCGGCAAATGGCTAGAAGGCACAGATGTTGAAAAGGCTGCGATTGAAGCAATAGTCCGTAGACTTCAGGCTGACAAGGATTCTGGATTTCTACTTGTAGACAAAGACGAACCCTTCTCCAAGGTCACATTCAAAGAGCGAATCGAAAAGCTTAAGAAGGCGGTGAAGGGCGATGATTAAAATCAAACGAATTGAGAACAAAGGTTTCGGTGAGATCGAAGTCAAACGATTCAACCTGCCCTATACATTCTCTTCTAGCTGCCCATCATGCGGCATTGAATCCGTTATCGACCTTAGCGACGAATACATTTCCTACCCATTGATAGGCTTAAATGAGATTGAATTTTGCTGTGAGTCGGTTGGCTGTAAAATGTGGGTGGAGACATTCAGGCTTGCCGTAACGGTAGACCAAGATGGGCAAGGGTAATGAGCGACATTCTATCATTGCTCTCTGAGGTCCTGGCATTGTATTCGGAGGAGGAACTACACGAAAGGCTATCTGAATGGCGAGAAGAAAAGAAAGTGCTAGATGTCTCGGACCCTACGGATGGGGTGACCGCTGGCGAATTATTGAAGTTACGCCAAATGGCGATAAAGAACGTCAAGCGCGGTACTTCAAAACGAAAGCCCAAGCCAAGGCCTATAAAAAGCTCTACGAAGAAGCGTTAGTCGACGCGCCTGATTCCGTCGGTGAGGCGCTCGAGGAATACGAGGATTACCTAAGAAACTACAAAGGCAACAAGGAAGTTTCTGTTTACCAAACCCTTTGGATAATCAGAAAGATGCTCAAAGATGAGTGGCTGCTCTCGTCGCTCACACTTAGGAGATGCCAAAAGGCCTACGATGAACTTGTCGAATCCGGCGCATCGGTCGCCACACACAGAAGCGCGCTTTCTCAAGTCAAGACATTCCTAAACTTCTGCATCAAGCGGGATATGATTAAGGTCAACATGTGCCTGACCATTTCCGGGGTTGGGAAAAGGCGCAAGGGTAAGAAGCAACTGAGAATCAAAGATGCCCGGCGCTGGTACCATTGCGCCAACGAACAAGCATCTCGAGGGGTCGAGGGGTCTATCGCTGCCCTAATGAGTTTGCTGCTAGGCCTGAGAGCCTCTGAGATTACAGGAATTAAGATAGGAGCCCTTGACGAGGATGAGGCGCCTTTCGACGTGGTTCACATTACGGACGCTAAGACCGAAAAAGGCGAACGCTCAGTGGATATTCCTGAGCCCCTTCGAACTTACGTGGCCGCCATTGTTGGAGATAGATGCGAAGATGAATGGTTGTTCCACGCGAAACGTTCCGAGTCTGGACGACGTGATCGGGATTGGGTCAGGCACCAAGTCAAAAGGATATGCCGGGCCGTGGACGTTGAGGAGGTCACAGCCCACGGCATGCGCGGGATGTTGGCGACGATAGCCCTCGAGCGCGGTGCTATGGGGTCGCTTGTTGCCGACCACCTAGGCCACGAGGATGAGAAGATGACCCGGTCCGTGTATGCCAAGAAAGGTGCCGGGGATTCGGCAAGTAGGCGGAAAGGCGTCGAGGTCCTCAATAGGAAGCCAATCGTTGTTATTGACCCGTCGTCAAAAGCCTAGTAGAGTGTGATTCAACAACGATTGGCCGCCTAGATCTATGATCTTATTCGGTGCATGCAGTAATGGCATTCAAGAGGTCGTGGGTTCGAGACCCTCTATCTCCACTAAATCATTAAGGAAATAAGACTCACAAATTCTGATGAAGCGAAAATAACAACGGTGTAACAACGTTATTTCGTGTTCGTGTCAGTAAATTATACTTATCCGTGGCGGGTTCTCGCTTTTTTGCGTTGAATATGGACTCCCTGACTTCATATAACTAATCCATGGCAGTCTATTTTATCCAAGATGGTGACAACGTAAAGATTGGCTCAGCAAGGGACCCAAGGAAGAGACTGGAATCACTGCAGGGAGGCAATCCGAACCAGCTTACTTTGATAGCAGTGCAGGAGGGAGGACTCCGTGACGAGATGGAGCTTCATAAACGATTCGATGAACACAGGATTGGTCGGAGCGAATGGTTCAGGTTTGTAGATAGTCTAAAAGATTACGCGTTGACCAGCATGGCTGGGTTGAATATCACAACCAAGAGAGCTGACCCTGAAGCTTACCGAGAAGCCCTCCCTGCTATAGCACCTAAGGCTGAGAGGAGCGGTGAAAACGTTGCCATAGCTCACGCTCGGCTACCAAAAGAGCTCTTTGAGGAGGTTGTTAAACTTGCAGGAGAACAAGGGGTGTCCAGTTACATCCGTAAATTACTAATGGACAAAGTCGTTGTCACGTGTAAAAAGTGCGATGGCAGAGGGCTTAATGTCGTTTTAAAGTAAGGTCTGGTCAACTTCTCCCGCAAGTTGGGCACACTCCGAGCCTCTCCTCGCATACCCTCCGCATCCATTCGGCTGTCGATATGTTTAACTTATCAGCCTCTTTGTCCATGGCCTCTTTGAGCTTCTTGGGCATCATGATGTTTTGTTGAACTAGCTTCTTCTTGTTAGTCATATTCTCCCTTTTTCTGTTTAAGCAACTGGCGGGGTCGATGAGGGCCGGCGCCTCGGTGGCGTTGGTAATGGTAGGCCGTTTTCAGACAACGCCCTAATAAGCACATCTCGGTTGACTACAATGTCTCGCCTGGAGCTCGAGGCCTTGCCCTCCCTGTTGAAGTTATAGACCACTCTGCAGCCCTCTAAGATCCGAAGAGACCTGGCTGCTACTTCTGATCCACCCGAAAACCCGACCTCGCCACCGTAGAAGGTGATGTTTTTAGCGCCGGGGATGAGTTTTAGTAGAGAGAGTTTGATTGTGTCCATGTTTTAATACTAGTATATTTACTAGTATAGATCAAGAACAATCGTGATACAAAAACCACCCCAACGCGCGCGCAAAGAATAGACTCGCGAAAAAGGAATACAACAAAAGCGAGCCCCACGCGGGTTGGGGTGGAAACCTTAAAGCTCGACAGTCTCGTCTTCGTCTATTGGGGCCGGGTTCTGGACCTCACATCCGCCTTCGGTATCAAGCTCAAGCTTGGAGCCATCATTGTATACGTACTCCCAAAGGACCTTGTCGCCTTCAAGCTTCTCGCATTCAACGCGAATAAGACCAACGCCTCGAGCTGTCAGATCGCACTGTCTAAACCAGATGCCTTTGTCCTCTCCCTTGACGAACTTTTCAATCTTTTCACATCTGCCATCTGCTAACGTTTTTTCTTCTTCCATCCTCTTGCCTTTCCCGCGCACCAACGTGCCGCGAAGTTTCTAGTGTCATAGTGTGTGAAACCGTCGTATAGTCCTACTCCGCCTTGCTTCATGCGTCCCTCGCGGATAAGCCTTAGGATAACCTCGTAAACTTTGCGAGGACTCATGCCTTTAACTTGGATATCCACAGCCCTGCCTTTGACGTGTTGACTGGTATCCTTGGAGCCAATCTTGCGATTGTATTTTAGGTGCCGATATGCGCTTGTGATTTTGATGGGCTTGCCAATCTCGTCGCGCAAGACCTGCAAATTTTTTGCAACCTCTCGAACGGTGGGTATCAGTCTCCTAGGAACCGGGGTTCCATCTTTGGTGGCGAACTCTTTTAGTCTAAAGTGCTTCGTAATACGCATAACATCCCTTCCTCAATCAACTCCTCTAGGCCGTGGTCACCGTATCGCTTTGAACTTTTTTTAAGCGCATTACACGCGATACTCCTTACGACATTACTTATGACACCCTCCTTAAGACATGCGACGACAACGTCAACCAAGTCCTCTCGAAGCCTAATGATTTCGTCATGCGGATCCACTAAGCAAGACTCTCTGATACGATGACCCCAAAATATCCTGTACTTGGAACAGTAAGGACGCCAGAGACCATATTGACGATATATTCAATTAGGATTGTGCCGGGAACGTCTGTTTCGCCGGGCGCGAATGTATAGCCGACTTTGCCGTTGAGTCCGTCTGTGATGATGCCTGACCTCGTGAAGACAGTACCGTCATCATATCTGAACCGGATATCGACACTTGTTGCTTGTTGAAGGTTGAGTGGATAGTCATTAGCCTTGACTAGGATAACGTTTAGCTCTGGGAGCGTGTCACCTTCCTTGATGGCGAACTGGCCGGGGCCATACGGTTCACAATCAGCCGCATCATCGTTGTCGATTAAAACCTTGAAGTACTCACGACCCGAAGAGATAACAGGCTCCGGGCAATCCAACGGCTCAACAAATAGCCCAACGCCGTTTGCCACCATGTTATTTCCGATGTTTGATGCACCTTCTATGCAGACCTCGTATGTGCCTGCTGGTGTAAATTCGACTTGATACCCGTTAATAATTTCTACAACCTCGATAGGTACGACGGTGCCGGGTGAAGCCACCTCCACATGGTTGTGGGTTATAGGAAACGGCGCCGCCTCCTCGGTGGCCTCCAGGTTACGAAGAGCTATGTGTAAATCGTTCAGGTTAAGTCCAAAGCAATCGACCAGCGGAGTCAGGAAACTCTGCGGTATTGTTATGACTTGTGAAACCCAATCTACTTCAACCATTTTTCCCCCTATTCATCGAGCTGCTGATCAACGAAAATTGTTCGGCCGTTGTCACCGATTGTTGCGTTGATATCCCACTGTTTATAAAACGTTGGCGATGAGCCTTTTCTTATCCACCCCGTGATTGGTTGGTCACCTAGGTAAGAATAATCAAACTGGGCTGTCGTGCCTGCGACTGCGGACCTGAACAGCTCAACGCCCGCCGGGTCGTTTCCGCCTGGTGCCGTTAATACAATTATCTCAGACCCTGGCTTTATGTTTTGGAAAAGAACCTGGACCGGATTGAACAAGTATGGCGCCTGGTATGCAGGGTCAAGCGTGCACGTAAGCTCCAGTCGATTTAGAAAAGCATTGGTTGAGAAAGTGTTTTTAGTATTGCGCCACCTGCATTGGATTCGATTGTCTGCATCGGCTGGAAGTGATGCCAGCTGCGCCTGTGCATTTGCGAGGGAGAACGGCATCCATGCTGTATATGTTCCCAGCGGCCTACGCATCGACAGCTCAACATCGTAGTGCTGGTTAATTGTTCCCGTGTTCCGTATTGCAGTAAAACCTAAAATGCCGCCGTGTACCCTGCCTTCAATCTCAACCTGGTCTCCAACGTTGTGCATGTAAAGCCGGTTGTCCCTATACGTCGTCTGTGGCCCCGTTATGACGTTTTCTGTGTAGTGAGACCCGAGCAGGTTTGGTGAGAATCTAAGCAGCAATTCTCCTGTCGTGTCGTCCTCTGTCGGGATAACTAGATGTGACGGCGCATCCTCGCCGCCGCCTTCGGTGCCGTTGGTTATCCCCTTTGTCATGAAGTTCTGGTACTCGCATCCATCTCCAAGTTCAGCGGCCTGGGTGTTGGCCTGAACATCCGTAAACTTTGCATTGTAAACACTTAGACCGTATGAGCCAGTCGCGATGTTTACGCCTCGGCTGGCCCATTGCCCGGTCATTGTGACGTCTGCCAGGAGCGTGTTTAACGCTGAGTCGTTGACTAGGTAACGGCGCCTATTGCCACCGTCAATAGTCAAATTCCTCATCTGAATAAACCTGGCCCCGACAGCGCTTAGTAGGAACCCGAAGCGATTGGCTACGCCGCCTTGTGCGGGAGGTAAATCAGTATAGTTTTCGACCCTGAACCTGTCGGTGTAATTGCACCTAAACGTATAGTTATTAGCAGTTCCAACTGCTGCCCTTGATCCATTGGCTGAGGCTGTTGCCCCAGACATGACAGAGTTTTGTGTGTCCAAGACGTAGAAGGGTATTGATGCGCTCGCTGCGGCAAAGTCTCTGAACTCTGTGTTTCTACAAGAAAGGAAGAATGCCCCTCTACTCGTAGAACCCTGAGTGAACCCAGGCTGCACGCACGTCATGAATTCAAAGTATGAATCCTCGAGTCCTCTAATATTGAAGCCTACCGTAAGGCTAGTATTGCTGGTGCACCTAAAGTTAACATTCCTTGAAAAAACCCCTAAATTGTTATTGTTAAAGCTAACCGAAAGCGCGCTGTTGGCGGCAACGCTGTCAACCTTGACCAGTGACTGACATTGCTGAAAGGGCAAGGAGGTTAAGAACGCGTCATAACAAAAATGTTTTATGTCTATCTTGTAGGCGCCCGAATAGTTGCTGTACTGGTCTCTTGAGAAGGCGCAACCTTCGCCGATTATGCTTCCGCCTTTTAGAAAATCCCAGATATTAGAAAGACCCGGCGTCCCTGTCTTTTGCCATTGGATGTTTGGGATGTAAATCTTTGCCCCAGCTGGGGGAATGTGCCCCTCCGTTCCGTCGCCAAAGGTAATTGTGTTTGTTGCCTCGTCGTGGGTAAACACAAGACCAAACCTGTCGTCTCCGTAGCAATCGGCGAAAGTATCGGCTCTAGTCCAGCTTCGATTGAACGGAGTCCCGTCGTTGTACAGGTCGCCATGGTCAACCCATAGTCCTCCAAGTTGTTGGTATGTGTCTCCAGCTGCATCGGTCGGCAAAACAAAGGACTGATTCGCGGTACCGTTTGATGTGCCTAGCTCAATTAGGCCGCCTTGGATGTCCACGGTCGAATCGTTCTCTATTCGGATCCGCCCACTGGCTCCAGTCTGAGACCTTGAGCGTATAAATATGGGCGTGGTAGTGCTGGGATTCACCACATGGATGGCACCCCAGAGCGTTACAGTCCACTGCTGCAACGCCGGGGTGCTGGCATCAACTGTCAAAATCGCACCGTCACGCATATTCACGGTGTCGCCTTCTGCGGCGCCTATTGATGAAAATAAAGTGTCTACTGCGAAAGTGAAAGTTGCCATTTTTATTCCTAGATGTCGTCTACTCGTTGGGTGTTTACCTGACCGCCAACCCCTGGATAGGCGATGAACACATTTTCAAACGGAACGATCGGGGTTGCCCCTCCGTCTCTAACTCGCACAACATAGTTGGTGTTTGCAGTGATGTCGACTTGAGCTGATTCAGTCACCGCAGCTGCCAGCGTATCGATGTACGAAACGAAACCGGTTTGTGCGGTTGTTATTGTATCTGCACTGAAGTCTGTGGCTGCCAGTGTGAACGTGTCTACACCGTTGTGTGATAGGTACTCAATTCTAACCCATCGGCCAGAGTCAGATTGGAGTCTGATTGTTCCAGCCGGTGGAGCATCTGTAGGAACAGCATCTACAACGACGGCTGTTTCGGCTGCGGTTGTTAAGTCGACAGACAAAGACATTTGAGCAACGTTAAGCTCTCCGGCCAATTCAGGGCCGACCAAAACATAATCTTCACCAACAACAAGGTTGTTAACGTCAATCTGTCCAGGCATCGGAGGTGCAACAACAATGTTGCCTTGAAGGTCAACGAGAGAATCTCCGACCGCAAGGTAAGATTCAACAATTCCGAGACCGTATGCGCCCTCGAGGTTTGTTGCACCAGAAAGGTTGCCGGCAAAAACGTTGCTGACTGGCTTTGATTCAACCGTGTCAATTGTAGCTGTTGCGGTTGCGCCTGTGATTGAGTCACCGTTCGCGCCGGGTGTTCCTCCTGTTAGGAGTTGGACCCAGAGATTGCCGGTGCCATCGTCAGCCAACACAATAGCCTCAGCGCCATTCGCGAAAGTGACCACTTCGTTTTGCACGAAAGCATTCGCTAGGCCAGTGTAAGCGATTTGGTGGGTTATGCCCCTGAACAACTCACCCTGGATTCCGTACAAGCTAACGCCTGATCCCATTGACTGAATGGCTTGAGAATAGGCATAGAAGTCCGCGATGCTTGCTGTGGTTAGGTCCCAGTTTGAATAGTAGAACTCACCGACCCCATCCCCGGAAACGTCGATAGCATTGTATCCTTCGTTCAAGTTTGTGATTTGTGCTGACAACGCCAGCGCAGTCGCCAATGGCACCGCTGATGTGATTGGGTCGACAAACGAACTCAAAGGAACAATTGTGCACCCAGCTGCGCCAATTGCGTCAAAGTCAGAGTAGGTGTAGCCATAGTCTCTGGTTTGAAAGTGAACCCTCTTGCCGTCAATGTCAGCGCCTGCGTCTCTAACCTTGATAAGCATCCTTGATACGATGCCCATGGTTGGGTCTGCATTTACACCTACCCCTCCCCACCAGTCAGGCGCAATCAAGGCTCCGTTTTGGACAGCTTGGATTGTGTTTCCGTTTAGTGTTCCAACGATGTCGAAGCCTGCGTAAAGGACATCACCGTTTTCCTGCTCGATGCTTCCGCCGTAAAGTTGGTTTGCTAAAACATCATCGATGTTAAAATTTCCAAGAAGTTTAATTTCCTTGTCGTTGATTCGCTCCGATGGATTTTCGAAAACGATTGACTGAAAATCGTCACTGCCTGTCATCATGGATGGGTCGTCTGCAAGGTCCTGCAGGAGCCTGTGAAGCTCAAGTACGGTGCCTGTGTTTGTTGTGCCGGTGAAACGAATGTCTCCGTTTGCGGCTATTGAAATGTCTGCTGCTACTAATGCCATAATTACCTATCTCCCCTTAGAATTTGATCTTTAATTTTCCCATTACTGAATACTCAAGTTTGTTTCTCTGGCCCTCTTTTGAAAAGGTTCCAATCCGACCTCGAAGGGCCGCGTCAAGATTTCTGGATATTCTGCGCTCCATGGAAACTCCAGCACCCGCACGAAATCCGTCGTCAACCCGACTAGCAAATCCGGAGATGCTAGCCCCTCCTCGTCCCATAATCTCGGACGTAGTGTCTTCCCATCTATCGGGCAAAGATAGGTTGAGTGGACCGGTGATTTTTCCGGCCATGCCCTTCGCTTTAGCCCCATTCTCTATAAGGTTTCGGGCTTTTTTTCGATTACTTGGTGGACCTCTTTTAATCCTTCAACGGCAATCTTTTCTTTTTCCTTTGCAAAGTCTGCAAGACCTACGCCAACGATGAAAGTCGACACCAATCCAATTGCCTGGAGCGCTTGTTGCTCACTGATGCCTACGCCCAAAAGACTTGCCAGCCAAACCAATCCGCCCACAAGGAACGCCACATTTTTCTTACTGCCCAATAGTTTTTTAATAAGTGCTTTCATTTTCTCCCCCTCCGTCTTCTTGAAAACTTAATTTCTTCTTTTATCTCATCCACCGATTTGTTTATCTCATTAAGCTTTACGCCGTTTCTGTCGATGCGCTTTTCTAGCTCTATCGAAACCTTTATGTACTCGCGTTGGTCTTCTCTCAGCTCGGATACAACTTTTTTATTCTGCTCTAAGCCGTTAATGTTTGCGTCAATCTTCTTCTCGACTGCCAAGTATGTGCCTGACATCGCGACAAGAATTGCCACAACCGTCCGAAGGAACTCTGATGTGTTCATCCCCAGTATCTTTCCGTCTTCATCTTTATTCACTACGGTGTCCCCTCGTTCGGCCAAAGTCCTATCCCCCTAATCTGTGCCGTGCCGGCTCCCGTAACCCACGCTTGCAGGTCAACCTTTGTTTCGCCATTGAAGGTTATGTCGTGGAATGTTGAGTTGGCGAAAAGTGCCCCGCTATGAACCACTGAAAGCAGCGTGCCGGATGCGGTCTGAAGTCTTACGTTTAGCTGTGCTGTGCCAGTGGTGTCTGCAGCTATTCCTAGTTCAAGCCTTAAGGGACGACGTCTTCTTGCTAGATTTGTGAAGTCCAAGGTGTGTCCAATGGATTGAGCGTTGGCAACGGTTGAACCATCGTAAACGTTTGTCGGTGTTGTGGCTGAGATCGTCCTAACCCTGAGCGGTGAGTACTGCATCAGGTGGCCGGCGTTAGAGGAGAATAGGTCTGCCCCTTGTTGAATGGTTTGGCTTATATCAAAATCTCTAATCTGTGCGTCTCTTTCGAACACAGTTGGATTTGACGCACCCATCATGTCAGACTCCAAGACTTCGTCGTGGAGCTCGTAAACCATCGCGCTCCATATGCGAACATTGCCTAGGCCGGCCAGAACTCCCCTGTAAAGCTCGCCGGGCAGAACGTCTAGGGTAAGCTCAGCCCTGATGATATCCTGTGAAAATGCGGGCACGCTTGGAGACGTTGTATCAGTTGCCGGCGATAGTATTGTTCCTGATGTGGCGCCTCCGCCGCTTACTGGATCCAAGAACATTTGAACGTTGGGGTTTGATATGTCTACCTCTGTTCTGGGTGCCAGATAGAAAACGCCTCGAACCCTAGTGGTTAAAATCCCCGCCCTAAACATGAACGTTGAAAGGATAGCGTTCTCGCCCATGGATGGTGCCGGAACGTTGTTGACCGGAAAGTGTTTACAGAACACCATCTTTCGCATACGTGCCGCCACGATGCTTTGACCTGCAGAAATCGCGCGATAGTCACTCGATTCGGGAAACAGTGTGTTACGGGCAAATCTGCTCTCAATAGACGGCGCTGGCACGGTCGCTGGGTGTGAAATCTTAGGCAAGACCTGTTGCTCCTAATGCAAGTTTTGAGAATCCCCAGAACCTTAAGTTTCCTTGGACAGACACCGTAATCCAAGTGGTGTTTGTGTCGTGAGACGACCTTATAGGAACCAGGGTTTGCGTCGGGTGGACTTGAGTCGTAGGTATGGCGGTTTGGAAGGTTACCGACTGGTCAGTGTCGCCAAAGTAAAAGTCATCCCAGCTGCCGTTAACATTTGCAGGTGGGTTCGCTGACGAATGTACAGTGACTCGAGCGAAACCTCCAAGGCTTTGAAACTGAGGGGCAATTTGAAGCTTTCTTACTCTTATACCGCTCATTCTGGCGGTGCCAATATAAAAAGGGAATGAGTAAAGAACGGTTTGTGATGGCGCGCTAATCGTATCGCCACCGTCTTGCATATTCATAGTCTGATTTACGCAACGGTAGTTAACCAGGTTGTTAAGATTCCTGTGACCTATCGCTGAAAGGTGTGGGTGCAAAGATTTTCCGTCGCCAAACCACTCATCGTTATGATTCTCTGCTGGAAGGTTGAAGTCTGGAAACGAAAAGTTAGTAAAGCTTTGGTTCCCGTATAGATTAGCTTCTATCTCGTCCTGGATCAGATCGTCGTTGATGTCTGCCTGAAACGCGAATAGCTTTTGATCTGGATTGGTTGTCAAATAATCTGCGTATGTGATCACGTACTCAGATCCTGGCGAATAAGCTGGATTACCCAACGCTCCAAAACCATCCGCAAGTCCAATAAATGGAGGTGTTGTATTGATGCCAATGGATGCTATCTGGTCCTCAAAGGAAACGCCGCCCGATGGGTTGCTTGGGTTCCTCTGTGTGACCCTAACCTTGTCGCCAACTTTAAAGCTTAGCCCGTCCTCTGGGTCAGTTGTTAGACTGTACTCGTGATTCAAAAGAGCAAGCTGACCCGTTGCCAGGTTTAGCCCCCCAGACCACAGGCCCCCCGAAAAATTTGCGTCAGTTGCTACGGACGGAGCTAGCTGAAAATAACGATCATCTTCGGTAAAAAGTACCTCTATTGTTCCATTGGCAGTTTGCGCCCCGGCTGAAACTCCTAAGTTCCAAGACGTGGATAAGACTGTTGCACCCCTGGACTGCACACCCCGTCTGCCACTCGTTGGATTTCTTACAAAAGAGTCGGAGAATGAAACGGTGTCACCAGGCGCGGCTAGAAAAATATTATGCGATACAGAGCGGCGCCATCTTTTCACAGGACGAGCAAGCGGTGGTATGAGCCTAGATCCTATTATGTTTCTTAGATGCTCCACCGAAGTGCCGTTGCCGTGCTCGGCTCTAAGGATGTTTCTGGCTTTAATGGTTAAAGGCTTTGATGGTCCGTAGGTTTCACGGCTTGCAATGTCAACTATGATCTCAGGCTCTGCGTAATTATCAGTGCCGTCTAAGGTTCTAGAGTGCTCCAGCTTTACGGTATTTATTAAAAATTCTTTAGTGTGGTTTGTTATTGTCTGTTGGCTCTGTCCTGGCTGGTCACTTTTATTGAATTCTCCAAGCGTCCAATCTGCCGTGTTAGCTGACGGTGTCTGTAGTGATCCAACTCTAAGTCCTCCGTCTTTCCAGACGATAAATGCTGCCCTAAGCATGAGGTCAGCTTTGATCGCGTCCCATAGTTTTACAGGCTCCTCAATCACAACGGTTAGCGCATCGTCGTTGGTTGTCTGCTCAATATCTCGAAGCGAATCCAACCAACCATCTCCAAGTAGCGACCAAGGGATTCCTGCTCCCCAAGGCAGAATATCGAGAGCATGGTTAACACCATTTCCACTCACGGAACAAAATAAAGCCGTCAGTATGTCGCTGAAGCTGCCGCTAAGTAAAATGACCTGCCTAATTCTAACCTCTTCATCCAAGAAGCGAGTCTCGGATTCTTCGACCTCTGCGGTGCCTAGGATTCCATCTGTTACAACAATGTTTAAAATTTGGTCGCCAGTATATTGGCCAAAAAAGAATTTATCCTGAGACTGAAAGTAGCCCCACCTGCCTCCGGACACTGCGTGCTGTCGGGCTGCGTCCGGCAAGTATTCGGTGTTATCAAAGAATTGCCCCTGCTGGTCAGATAAGACAATCCTTGAGTTTCTACCTACAAGCGATGTTGTGGTCGCCTCTCTGATCGGCTCCCTGGCAATCGCTACAAAGTTGTTTGCCCCAAGGTCTGACAAGTCGAGGTTATTGCCCCTCAGCTGCGACGGGGTGAACCCAAAGGCTCCAAAGTCATGAGGGTCCCTGACCGTAAAAACAATCCTTCTAGGAAGAATCAGGTCTGCAACCGTGGTTGACGATATCCTAACAACCTGATTGTCTCCAGATGTCGTATAAGAAATTGACCATTGAAAGTCACTGAGGTTTGGATCTCCGTTTAGCCAAACCAAGAGAAACCGGATAACTTCTTCCACTTCATAGCATCCGGCCGGCCTCTCATGATCTCCACCTGCTGGCACATCTTTGAATCTGAATGCGTTGGCGTTGGTTATAAATGTGTCGCCTACGGCAACGTCTGGGTTTCTTAGGACGATCGAAACGTTCATCAGCCAACCGTCGGGGAAATAAAGACCTGATTTAGGGCGTCCTGACCACGCGTTTTCTCCTAGGGTTGCATCTTCAACCAAAGACCTTATCTCGATAAGTTCAATGACAGTCGCACCGTCACCGTCTTCGCCAATGTTATCTATGGTGCCAGCGAAAAGAAGCTCTGCTTCTTCGTTGGTATCCCATACGCCTTCGGGAGAAACCTCATGAACATATAGAGCACATTTTGCTCCCGTCCAGCTCCGCTTACTCGTTGACGCGCATACAGTCCCAATAGTGTTCAGGGTTGAGATGTTGTTTGACGCAATGGCGGATCCAGCGCCTGGGAATGCAAAATCGTTGCCCGTGTCAGTGGAGAAAGGTGACAATACGCCTGATGAGTCGGCGTCTATCATTATTTCATTTGTGGCCGGGTTGGTTGAATTAAAGTCGTATGCTGTGTTCCCAATGAAAACTCTGCCTGCAGCCCCTAGCGATCCAGTCAAAGTTTTAACTTTTATAGATGTAGGCGTGTGGGTAGGTTCAAAGTCAACCGTAAGCTCACTTTCAAAGTCAGGCTTGCTCTTGAAGATGTCGCGGCCAAACTGATCAGTCTCCTCTGGGAGGACTCGAACCCTCATTGTCGGGACGTCTAAATCGTTTTGGAATGGCCGGAAGCTTTGTGTAAAGTTGCCTGAAACTTCTAATCCCGGTAAACTTTTTTTGAATGGCGAGCCGCTCCAGGCCGATACACAGCGTGCCGGGTCGCCATTTGTCAGGATATATTCGTAACCTTCGAGTACCAAACTGAAGGCGATTTTCATACCTTGTTTGGTTAACAATGCGTCGCGAGTCGTCCCCATGCTATGCGTAAACTCCTGACCTTAATTCCTCAGGCAAGAGAACAAGCCTTGGAACCCTGAATCGATATAAGCCAGCCCAGCCTCTTGTGACCTGCTCTGGTCTGAACGTCCTCAAGCCCACAACGTAGTAGCTCCCGAACTTGTTAAGAGTGTTTGCATCTTGGTGCCATCTCACGGGCCCCCCCGGGCTACTTCCAACTCCGTCACCGGCAATTGCATGCAAAAAGAAACGTTCGAAAGATTCTCCTGGGACATTTTCGTGGGCAATCCATGTCCTGCATCCCCGAACCGCATCAAATTGCAGCTCCATAGTCATCTTTCTTTCACCTACCAGGCTGAACACATCGCCTCTCGGACTTTCATTTTGGTGCATGTCGACTTCTGGAATCCCTCGCCAATCTTCAGAATGAGCAAGAGTTACGGGGCAAGCGCCTGGGAACCAAAGGCTCTGTGGCACTGATTGCGAGGTGTGATTGTTGTTTCCCGCTAGATTTCCCTGCGTAAATCCCAGGAGGTTTGGCAAGTCAGCCCCTATCCAGTCAATCCCGAAGTTAGCTACACCAATAGCAATAACCTCAATCTGACCAGTAGCAGTATTGAGTGTGACCGAATAGGTTCCGTTCCCGGCCGCATTCAACTCGTTTTCAAAAGCAGTCAATAAAGGTTGAACACCCCCGGGCGCCTGCGTGGATAAATAATAAACGCCAGAGTTTACCTGGACCGGGGCAACGAAAGCGCCGTTTTCGTTTAACCTAAAGGTTTGCCCAGACGTAAGCGTTATTCTTCCTTGTAACATTCCGCTCATTTAAGTTCTTTCGATCACGTCCCCTTCGAACGTCAAACCTGCTCGACGACCGCTCTCTCTAAATTCAGAAATCCTTTGCCTGGCAGGCTTGTCTGTGAAGCTTTCTCCCAGCAAGAACACTGTCGTTCTCGGTCCACCATCTTCGGTGTTTGGCCCACTATCGAGTCCGCTAAGTTCAGGGGCGTTGTTGCCCTGTTGTTCATCTGGTCGCCCGCCGCCGCCGCCGCCAACTCTACTAGCCGTGCTTCCAAGTAGTGCTGCCAGGCCAAACATGCCTGCCGATGCAGCTGCGTAACCGGCGCCACTACCAAAATTGCCGCCCGCAAAACTAGCAAGTGATAGGGCTGCATAAAAAGAGCCTCTTGCCGCCGCTTCTTCGCCTAGGCCGCTTAAAACAGCCGCTCCTGTTTGGCGTAAAGTTTCTTCAACGCTCAGCTCTCCGCCGATGATACCGTCCAAGGCAGCAGCAGCGACGTTCCCGAGAGACATGTAAGCTAGCTCTGTTGCTGCCAACAGGTCTGGTCTTTCGGCGATGACTGCGTTTACCATTCGCTCGTTAATTAGATTCTGGTCCACGCCGGTTCCGGCAAAGAAAACCTCGCCCTGCCCTTCGGCTTGTGGTGTCGCATTTAACGCCTGTTGTATGCTCGACTGAAGGTTTTCGAACGCTTGAGAATCTGCAGCAAACTCGACTTGTTGAACCAGCGTCCGACCTTCAAACATATCTAGAACTTCTTGATACTCGCGCCTTGCTTGCTCAAGCTCTAGGCGAAGCGCTAGTCCTTCTTCGCTAATGCCTGTTGAGCCATCGCCAAACTGGGCAAGCGCATCGTTTATGACCGCGATGTTTTGTTCTATTTGCCCAAAAGCATCTACACCTAAATCTGCTAGCGTTGAGAGAGAGTCTGGGTCTAGGAGTCTACCAATGTCGCGGCTAATGTCGCTGAACGCCTGTTCGGTTGCTTCACGCCTGGCGGTTTCGATTCCTTCGATTAGTGCGAGTTCTTCACGTCTTAATCTTTCACGCTCCCTGAATGCTTCTCGGTCACGATTACGCCTTGTTCGACGACCTCTTGACCTGGCCATTGCAGCTTGGTCTATGGCTCTTTGCTCGTCTGCAAAATCAGCAACTCTCAGTGCAGCGATCTCCTCGAAGGCTGCATTTGCATCGGTTACTCTTTGGTCCGCTCGGTCCTGGTTTCGGATGTCTCTAAGTCGCCTGAACTCTGCGTCATTTTGGCGCTCCAGCTCTCCTAAGAGGACCGAAAGTGCCCCCTCTTGCTCTCTAAGTGCCGCGATGTTTTGCTCGAGTGTTATTCGACCAATACCGGCCCGCGTTTCTTGTAATCTGGCCTCGGCCTCTGTGAGTTGTTCTTGAACCACAAGACGCTCTTCGAAGATCCTCTGGGCTTCGTCTGCAACTGTCTGAGAGATGCCAGAGGTTTCAATGATGCCTGGAAGCTCAAGGAGCTGCTCTGCAAAGCTGGCGATATCGGCTAGAACGGGTCCCAGCTCGTTTGCTAGCGACCCTATAACATTCTGAAGTCGGCGGAGTGAATTTGCCAGGCTAACTTGAGCCCTTTGAGCGTCGTCTGTTGCCCCTTCGAAGTTGCTGCCAACCTCAGCGACGACCCCGTTGAGTTCTTGAAATACAGCGGTCTGGCCTTCGATTACTGAGTTGACGTCTCTTGCTGCAATTCCATACTGCTCAAGGGGCCCAGTTGACCCGGTCCGGTACGCTTCCCCGACATCGTTTAACGCCTGGGTAAGGTCAACTCCAAAGCGTCTGCTGAGAGCAAGGGCTTGAGCCGCCGCGTCTGCGTTCTGTTCTGTTGAGAGCGCCTGCTCCCCATTAAGTGTTTGCTGGGAAAATCTGAGAAGGTCGACATTGGTGACTAGCCCCTCTGTGGCAACCCTTAAAGACTCAACTTCAGCACCCTGGACCGATGCCGCTAGCGCCGCGTCCTCGCGAAAAGCCTGAAAGCTAACCGCTACGACTCCCGCAGCAATCGTGACTGCTCCGAGGGCAAGAGCCATCTTATCCACAGTGCCGGTCAAGGTTCCTGTGGCGTCGTTCTCCATCGTCAAATTGTTCAGAGACTGCTGAGACCTGGCTTGCTCTTGGCGCCCCAGATTCTCAATAGCCGCCGCATGCTGCGAAGTGTTCGCAGTGTAGTTGGTCATGACTGTGGTGGAGATACTGGGCATGACTATTTCTTCTTAGACTTCTTTCTAGCTTGTCTAATCGAGTGTCTCTCCACTGCCCGAAGGGATGAATCAACCGTGTCGATCAGGTCTATTGCGTTTTGGGTTAGCCCGTCCGGATAGACTTCGCGGATACAACCGTCTTTTTTCCACCCAAGAGCCCTAGCAGCCTCTCGAACCTCTGGCAGCGTAATCATGTATCCTGGGCACTCGTCTGGCATTGGCGCCCCGTTAGGGACAAAGTAATCGTTGCCGGTTCTGTCTTCAGGTGACATCCATCCGCAGCCCATAAGGGCCTGGACAGACTTAGGCCTGTTTTCTTTGCACCATGTACAATCAAGAACCGTATCAGCCAACTGCGAGCCTTCGTCTTTTTCTGACTCTCGGAAAGCCAAGACCCAGGGGAGCATGCGAGCCCCCATAACTACTTTGGGTCAAGGTATGTCCTCGATTGTGCGCGAGCCCCAACCTCAACGACAATGTGGTCGGGAAAATGAAGAGTGCTTTCGTTGCTTAAAAGCTTAACGCCATTTTCAACTGTGAACTTGGGTATGAATTCCTTGCCATCGACCTGGAAGTTTTCAACGCTCCTAAAGGCAATCTTAAACGCTGCGATCGCAGAGCCAACACTGACCTGGCTCTTGCCCTCAACATGATGATAGCTGGTTTCTTTTTCAAGAAGGCCACGAGGTTTACCCATGATGTGTCCCAAGGTGAATATGGTCGGCTTAGCCCCTGCCCTTAGTGGGCATTCGGCTTTACCTAGCGTGTACTGTGACCACTTATTATCAAAGTCGTCGACGGTTTTGTCGACAGCCGGATCTGACTTGCAAATACACTCATAGTCTTTAACTAATGTGCTTGTTCTTGATTCTATCATCTGTATTCCTTTTTCTTGTTATTGGTTACTAAGCTATTCCGAGCCTCCAAGCCGATTGCGAAATGTCGTCGCCTTCAGTTTCGTCTGTAGATGCGAGCCAGCTCGTGGGTACCGAGTTCAAACCTGAGAGATCAGCCTGAGTCGGCGCGCTCTGCAATCGAATTAATGGAAAATAAAACGCCAAAGCGCAGCCGTCGACCGGGCTTAGCGTATAGAGCGCGTGATATGGCTTATTGTCATTGTCGAAAATATCGTAGAATGTTGTGTCATTTGATGTCCTGGCATCAAAAGTCATGTTCACCTCGATATTTCCCCCGGTGCGATATGCGCCAGTCTGAACTTGAAATTCAAAAGATGAATT